AATGTCAGAATTAAATAATTTTTGTATAGAGATAATAGTATCGATTGAATAATTTAATTTTTCAGAAATATTAATAACATTTAAAAAATTTAAAATTGCCTTTTCTGGTAATTGATTGAATCGAAGTCGAACAAACTCGTTTTGTAAAGCTTCATCAATTCTACTTATATAATTACATATTAAACAAAATCGGACATTTGGTTTATAACTTTGTAATAAATATCGCAAGGCAGTTTGAGCATTTTTTGTCATATAATCCACTTCATCTAATATAACAAATTTCATACCATCATTGAATAAACTGTTAGAATTAACAAAATTGTTTATTTGATTTCGTATAATATCAATACCCCTCTCATCGGAAGCATTTAAATGTATCATTAAATTTTTATTGCCTGGAATATTTTGATATGATGAAATTAAATTAATAATAGTTGTAGTTTTACCAGTTCCTGGAGGTCCGTAAAATAATAGATTTGGAAAATATTGCCTTTTCATTATATTCTCTAATAATTGTTTATTTAACGGATCTAACACAATATTGTTGAATACCGTAGGACGATATTTTTCAACCCAGGGAGTATAGTTTTTATTATTTGTAATATTCATTTTCTTTAATATTATAAATAGCTTTTTATTTAAATAAAATTGATTATTAATATTATAAATTAATGTATAATACAAATAATACGCAAACTAACCCATCCATGATTATTAATCAAAACTTAATATTTACTACTCAAAAGAAAAACGATGAACCATGCGAATGTGGTACATTACGTTTAATCATAGGACCTATGTATGCAGGAAAAACATCAAAATTAATAGAAACTTATACTAATGCCATTCAAAACAATCTCAATGTCATTGTATTGACACATAGCTCGGAAATACGGTATTCTATTGATAAATTAAGTACACACGACCAAACGCAAATTTCTTGTTTTAAATATAATAAAATAAATACATTTATACTAGATAAACAAAATGAAATTATAAATTCCAATGTTATATTAATAGATGAAGCCCAGTTTTTTGAAGACCTATTAGAAATAAAAGAGTTAGTAGATAATTGTCATAAAAATGTCTATGTTTTTGGATTAGATGGAGATTTTAAACGAAATAAATTTGGACAAATATTGGATTTGGTTCCTCATTGTGACAGTGTTGAAAAAATAACAGCACAATGTAGTTTATGTAATGAAAATGCTATATTTAGCTGTAGAATCATAAATAGTGAAGAACAAATATTAATTGGTTCAAATGAGTCTTACAAACCATTATGTAGAAAATGCTATAATTCCAAATAATCCAAATTATTTGGAATGCTATAATTCCAAATAATTTGGATTATAACATATAAAAAAACTATTTAAATTAATTTTTATTAGTTACCATATAAATGTCTCAAGCAGGTGTTGTCGAAGAGAAGAAGAAAAGAGGAAGAAAAAAGCAAAATGTAGTATTACACATTAACCCATCTACTCCATCAGAAAATTTGGTAAATGATACATCTTCGCCTCAATTGGATAATAATAAACCATTGCCTAAAAAAAGAGGCCGCAAACCAAAGGGGGGTAAAATTATACCTCAAAGTAATATAAATACGGCATCCGTTAATTCTGAACCTAATATAATATTACATTTGAAATGTTCAATTAAAGATATAGGTTCTTCATTTCAAGAAGTGCTTCAATATACTCCCAATGTAGAATCCATTCAAAGTTTTAATTTTGATGAAAATAACACAATGAATTACTTAGAAGAACATAGTAAACAAGATGATCTATTAAGTAATCAATCGACTACAATAGGAAATAATTTAAAAAATGATATACCGCAAAAGTATAAATATGATTGTATTGAAAAAAATAATTCAAGCAATAATAATACATATGAGGAAATAAATGATGATGATATTAAACTTTTATGGAAAAAAATTAATTCATTAAAAGTCAAATTACATAATAATGATATATCGGACAAGCGATCTGCGTGTTTTTGGTGTACATGCGACTTTGATAATCCACCCATATATATACCTAAATCGGAGTTTAAAGAAACATATCAAGTATATGGGTGTTTTTGTAGTCCTCAATGTGGAACTGCATATTTAATGGATGAAAAAATGGATTCTTCTGTGAAATTTGAGAGGTACCAATTATTAAATCATGTATATGGGAAGATATTTAATTATAACAAAAACATAAAACCAGCTGCAAACCCATACTATACCCTTGATAAATTTTATGGGAATCTTTCTATAAAGGAATATAGAGAATTATCCAAAGGTGACCAACTTTTAATAGTTGCTGAAAAACCACTTACTCATGTGTTTCCTGAATTATATGAAGATAATTCTGATTACGCTTTGAATCAACGAACAAATCATGCGTCATCTTATAAATTAAAGCGTAATGTAGTTACCTCTACAAAAACTAGCGTGTTAGATAATTTTGGTATTGGAAAAGGTGATGCTAAATAATTATTAGTATATTGTATAAGTTATATATAATGTTATAAATTATTCATTATATATAATAATATTATCACTATATTATTCTATATGTTTAATCAACTGTTGACATCATTTTTTTATATCGTTCGGCGTTTTCCTGATCAGTTCGAAATTTTCGTGCCCCAATATCCATAAGATTTCTAATTTCTCCATATATTTGTTGATTAGTTGTCGTATTATTTTTGTGTATACTAGAATTTAATTTATTATTTGCAATTCCATAGAATTCGTTTAATACTATTTCATAATTATAATTAACTACTTCTAACTTTTCTCTAGCAGTAACTTCATCATAATCTGTTTGTCTACATATCATATTAACTGCTTCTGTATGAATTTTTTTTAATCGTTCTTCTTGTATTTTTTGTAAATGTATTTCTTGTTCTTTAATCGTATTATTATGTTGTTCTTTTTCTGGAATAACTGAGATTACAGTATTATTGCTATTATCATATTGACTAATCATAATATATATAGTTACATTAAATATTTTTTAAACTATATTAAACGAATATCTGTTATATGTAATAATGGATTATATACATAAAACACCAAATGACTTATCTAAATATATTGATGATTTTCATTTATCTGTAAAAAAAGAATTTGAACTAGCATTAACAAATATATACAATAATGAAATTAATAAATATAGTGAAATTATAGAACATATAGTAAAGTTACCATTTGTCCAATCAATTGTAGAAGAGAATGTTCGTCTTAAAGAAGAAATAGCAAACTTACAAGAAAAATCAAGACAATTTAATATTCAGAAAAACAATCAATCAGTTGTATTAGAAATACTTGATAAACCAATCGAACAATGTTATCAAAATATGGATGAAGTTCTTTTATATGACGAAGAGGAAGAGGAAGAGGAAGACGAAGAGGAAGAGGAAGAGGAAGAGGAAGAGGAAGAGGAAGAGGAAGACGAAGACGAAGAGGAAGACGAAGACGAAGAGGAAGACGAAGAGGAAGAGGAAGAGGAAGAGGAAGACGAAGACGAAGAGGAAGAGGAAGAGGAAGACGAAGAGGAAGAGGAAGACGAAGAGGAAGACGAAGAGGAAGAGGAAGACGAAGAGGAAGAGGAAGCGGAAGATAATACTAACAATAACTGTAATAACGATTCATATGGCGTTGAATCAACTGATAATAATCAACCGACATTTCCGAAACATCATGTGGTGGAAACGCAAGAAGAAATGATCAGCGATAATGAGAATGATACAGAAACAGAGGAGGAGGAGGAACAAGAAGTAATCGAATTAGAAATTGACGGAAAAATATATTATTGTGACGGAGATGATAATGGTAATATTTATGAGGATGATAATGGTGATGTAGGAAATATTGTTGGTGAATTAAAAGACGGAGAAGCTATTTTTCATTAAAAATATTATGCTTTTATAATATAAATGAACGGTAAATTATGTGCCCCCGCTATTTTGTATGTAGGATTTTCTCTAACTCAAATTATCATTGATACATTTAAAGGATTATATGATGTTGCTTTTTTTAAATCGATTGTTATGATTGTATTTACTATTGTATTGAATGCACTTTGTAGTCAAGGTTTAGGTATTATTTCATGGTTAGTTGTATTTTTACCATTTATCATGATGACATATATTACTGCAATATTAATGATTACTCTTGGTTTTGGAAATAATACAGACGATACAAAGAATAAAGTAGTCTATCCATCAGGTTATCCAAAAGTATTACATAACCCTCGATATCCCAATATAAATGGAATAAAAGATCAGGAACATACTATTTATATTGGACATGATAATAATGTAAACGATCCATCAAATGAACCATCAAATGATCCAAATATTCAGAATGAACCTAGCCAACTACAAGAGTCAAATGATGTTCCCAAACCATCAAATAAAAATGATTAAAATCACTTATTAATAATAAATTTAAATGAAATAATTTAAAAGTATAAGGTTTAAATTATTATATAAATGACTATATTGAGTGAGATATCATGTTTGTTTACAAATATTACTGTTGCGTTGTTTGATATAATGTATATGATATACGATATCTCTATATTTAGCACTGTATTTATCGCTCTACCGTATAAAACATTCAACGAGAAAACTCAAATTCATGATGATATTGTTTCCTCGTGTAATACATTCTGTAAAGATATTGTATTTGATATTGGGTGGAAATATTGTGAATTAGTTACTTATACAAACACCTTTTATAAAAAAACAATTGTTCCCAAATTCCATGAACTTACTGATTATGCTTATAGAAACAGTGTTATATTAGTAAAAAATGGTACCGAAGTAGCATATTTTAAAACATGGTCAGATCTACACGAGTCTATAGATGAACTTAATTACGATTTAATACTATATACTGATTACAGTTTAAATAACGATAAAAAAAATTATACTATAATTATTGACGAACAAAGTATTCGAATGAAACAACCAGAAGAGAAAATATCAACAGTAACTTTTATAGTATTTCAATTGACTACAGATGGTACTAAGTATGATATTTCTTTAAAAGAGCCAAAAAATTTTTTATTGCAAAATAATGTTTTAAAATATCCATTTTTTAAATGGTATATGAAAACAGTATATCAAGTAGAATTGAACGAAGAATTTAGTGTGAATTATATGACCCAAGACATGTCAATAGCTGAATTATATAGCCCTTTTTTTATTAAATTTGGCGAAGATAGTGTTACTTGTTTTTCATCGGCAAAACCAAAACCAAAACCAAAACCAACTCCTATAATACTATCCAGGTCCGATTCTGATGTAGAGACCGACATAGATTCTGATATAGAGAAAGAATTTGAAGTTACATTAAATAGTATAGTTAGCGATACTTTAAT